GGGTGCTAGAATTGCAGCCGATAATAGTCGGGAACAACTTGAATCTAAAAGAATTGCTAGTAAAGAGCAGGTTGAAGGTGCTAAATTAGGAAAAGAAATCGCAAAAGACCTGATGGGTAAATAACTCTGATGGATGAACTAAATTTTTTGCGGGATCAGATACGAGGTTTGATGAATTCTATGAGCGATCATTTAAGTACAGGTAGCTGTAAGGATTTCCCAGAATATACGCGCTGTTGCGGCGTTATCGAAGGACTCGCAATGGCGGAAAGAGAATTGCTTGATCTTAAAAAGAAGATTGAGGATGTCTAACAACGTCGTACAAGGCGGCGCAGGTGATTCTGGACACCCATTTCCAGTGCAAGGAAGTAACTAATGGCTAAGTCATTAGCAGCAGTAGTAGACAACGAGCCAGATGAGAAGATTGAAGAAATTCAAATTGACGAATCTAATGCTCGCAAAGCCAGTCAGATGCCTAAGCCGAAAGGCTACAAGATACTGATTGCCTTACCTGAACCTGACGAGAAAACAGATGGCGGCATTATTAAAGCTAGGCAAACAATGCACAACGAAGAAGTTGGCAGTATTGTCGGTTTCGTTTTGGACATGGGTCCAGACGCCTACGCTAATCTGGGTCGATTCCCAACTGGTCCCTTCTGCAAGAAGGGCGATTGGGTCGTGATGCGCTCTTATTCAGGCACACGCTTCTCTGTTCATGGTAAGGAGTTCCGTTTAATCAACGATGACAGCGTTGAGGCTGTGGTCGAAGATCCTAGGGGGATTGTAAAGGTATGAGTGAAGCAGAAAACAGCATGGATACGGCAGAATCCACGGCTGCATCAACGTCGGCTGAAGACAGGTTCTTTGGTGTCAAGACGCAAATTGCCAAAAAGTCCGATCAGGAAGCTACTGAGCAAACTGACCTTAACTTTGAAATCGCTGATGAGAACCCTCCTTCAGCTAAGAAGGCCACCGATGATGGTGCGGCAGACGATGAATTGGATGGGTACAGCAAGAAGGTTAGAAAGCGTATTGATAAGGCAACCTTCGAGCGAAGGGAAGCTGAACGCCTTGCAGATGAGGCTGTTAAAGCTGCCCAGCAGCTAAACCAGCAAAACCAACAACTTGCTGCAAAAAATAAAGAGTATGAGTCTCTTATTAACCGGGGCGAGACTGCCTTGGTTTCACAGATAAAAGAGAAGGCTCAGTTAGCGGCAGATAAGGCTAAGTCTGAATATCGCAAGGCTTATGAGGAAGGCAACACAGATAATATTGTCTCCTCTCAAGAGCAGATGATTCAGGCTCAGTCTGAGTTACAGGAAGCGCAACGACATGAGAGTCGCTTGCCGCCACCGCTAACAGAGGCCGATAAACAGACCGCCTATCATCAACAACAGCAGGCTGTTTATCAGCAGCAGCAGGCGGTCTACCAGCAACAGAAAGCTGCTTATGAACAGCAGCAGGCTGCTTCCCAGGTTTCCGAGCCTGACCCGAAGGCATCGGAATGGGGGGAGAAAAATTCTTGGTTTGGGGATAAAGGCCATAAGGGGATGACCGCTTATGCCTATGCTCTCCATGAGGAAGCCATACAGGATAACGGTCTTTCGCCTAACTCGGATCAATATTTTGAGTACATTGACGACGGTATGCGAGGACGATTTAATGATTACGCTTGGTCGGAAAACGGATCGGAAGATCCGAGCGGTGATGGGCAAACCGCGCCTTCGACGACCAGGCGAGCCTCTTCGGTGGTCGCTCCATCTTCAAGAAATAATGGAGCTAAACCCCGCAAAGTGAAGTTAAAGCCTTCCCAAGTCGCACTCGCTAAACGTCTTGGGTTAACCAATGAACAATACGCCAACCAGGTTATCAAGGAGATGCCAAATGGCTGATGAGCGCACACCTTGGTCTCACGACTCTCGTGAAGACACTGCCCGAGAAGATGATTCTTGGATTCCTTCTTCAGTTTTGCCAACCCCAGATCCGCAGGACGGATGGGTTTTCCGATGGATAAGAACCAGTATTATGGGTCAGTCGGATAATCCAAATGTCTCAAAGAAATTTAGGGATGGGTGGACTCCTGTTAAATCGGAAGACCATCCTGAACTTCATACTTTGTCCGATATCAACTCTCAATTTGTGGGTAATATCGAGCAGGGCGGATTGCTTTTGTGTAAAGCGCCAGCAGAAAAGATGGCTTCGCGCACAAAGCATTATCAGGAAGTAGCAAGACAGCAGATGGAGTCCGTGGACAGTAACTACATGAGAGAGAACGATCCGCGTATGCCACTACTGAGACCGGAGAAAAGTACGCGCACAACCTTTGGTAAAGGCTGACTCTCTATTTAGAGATAGCCTTTTTTTCTTCAACAGTAGCATTAGGAGAAATTCAAAATGGCTACAAGCGCAACTCCAAATGGTGCAGAGCCAGTTGGCACTTGTTCGAGCAGCGGTTCCTTTTCTGGAAAAGTTATTCACATCAAGATTGCCTCGGCGTATGACACCGCAATATTCTATGGAGACTTTGTGAAGTTGGTTACAGCGGGAACGATTGAGAAAGACGCTGGAACTTCTGCACTCACCTCCATAGGTATTTTCATGGGCTGTAAGTACACAGATCCTAACTCCAGTCAAATGACATTCAGCCAAACTTGGCCTGCCGATACCTCGGCTTCCGATGCGGCGGGATATGTTTTGATTGATCCTGATGTTCTTTTCAGGATGCAGGGTGACGCAACTATTGCTCAGACCGGACTTGGCGCGAACTTTTCTGTTATTCAAACAGCGGGTTCCACCACGATTGGTCGAAGCAAGAATGCTTGTGATTCGTCTACAGTCGCCACTACCAACACGTTTCCTTTAAGGCTTGTCGATTTTTACGATGGCCCTTCAAGTTCGGTTGGTGATTCCTACACTGATGGAATTTTCCGCTTTTGTGCGGGACATCAGTTAACCAACGTTACAGGCATATAAGGAGTAAATAGCAATGGCTATCTCAAGAGCGCAAATGCTTAAAGAACTCCTGCCGGGGCTTAATGCCTTATTTGGTTTGGAGTACGAGAAGTATCAGGACGAACATGCCGTTATTTATGACACGGCCTCATCAGAGCGTTCGTTCGAGGAAGAAGTGAAGCTGAGTGGGTTTGGCGCTGCTCCGGTGAAGGACGAAGGAAATGCAATTTCCTACGATTCTGCACAGGAAGCGTACACCGCTAGGTACAACCACGAAACGATTGCGATGGGTTTTGCAATTACGGAAGAAGCGATGGAGGATAATTTATACGATTCGCTTTCTGCTCGTTACACAAAAGCCCTAGCTCGTGCAATGGCCTATACCAAGCAGGTGAAGGCAGCGAATCCGCTCAACAACGGTTTCACCAATTCCTATCAGACGGGTGACGGGGTTAACCTCTTCACTGCATCTGGTGATGGTGTTACTGGCGGCGGCGGTCATCCGAGAGTGGATGGCGGTACAAACGATAATCGTCCTGCGACAGCGGCTGATTTGAATGAAACCTCATTGGAGGCGGCGATTGTAACGATTGCAGCCCTAACCGATGAGCGTGGACTTCTGATCGCGGCTCGACCAACACGGTTGGTAGTTCCGCCTGCTGGAATGTTTATTGCCACGCGACTCCTTGAGTCAGATCAAAGAGTTGCTACGGCGGATAACGACATCAATGCTGTACGCAGCATGGGTATCGTGCCGGAAGGATATTCGGTCAATCATTACCTGACTGACTCGGATTCTTTCTACATCATCACTGATGTACCTAACGGCTTGAGGCATTTCGAGCGTACCTCGCTAGAGACCTCAATGGACGGTGACTTCGATACGGGTAACGTGCGTTATAAAGCGCGCGAGCGTTACTCATTCGGGGTAAGTGACCCATTGGGTATCTACGGTTCGCCAGGAGCGTAAGTAACTGGTACGGGAGGGCGGCTTAATGTTAAGTCGCTCTCTTTTTTCCTGACAGGCACATTTTGTGTCTGACACTAGCCAAGACAGGAGAAAGATATGGCTAATACAACCTTTAACGGGCCGGTTCGTTCTGAAGGCGGATTCGAGCAAATCACGAAGACTGCTGGAACCGGAGCAACCACCAACAACTTCGATGTGGACTCAAGCGGAAACGTATCTGGTACAGGTACGCTGAAGCTCACTGGTGCTGCAAATATCCTCTCTGATTACGAGTCGATTACGGCAGCAACTAAGACTCTGACTTCAGCCGATACTGGAACTTCTTTTGGTTTCAATAGGGCGGCAGGGATCGTAGTTACCTTACCTACTCCAGCAGCAGGAATCGTTTATAAGTTTCTTGTTGAAACCACCTTCACCGGCGCTGGTCAGATCAAAACAGCTACAACCGATGGAACAGATGGGTTTCTGGGAACGGCGTTCCTGTTTGATACGGGAGAAATTGGTGAGACTGACAACTTTCATCCGGCTTCCTCCAACGATGTAATTGATCTGGGGGCTGTGGAGCAAGGCTGGTTGACTGGTGGGTTCATCACGCTAACGGGAGTGAACACGACAACTTGGTTTGTCGAGGCGTTCCTGATGGGTGATGGCACATTGGCAACTCCTTTCACTGACAGTTAATAGTTGATCGACTCTGGCTGGGGCTTTGCCCCCAGCCAGATTGTCGAAAGGAGATTAAGATGGCCGATGTTGTAACGAGTCAAACAATACAAGATGGCGCTCGTCATGTTGTGATGAGCTTTACTAATGTCAGTGACGGCAGCGGTGAGGCTGCGGTTAAGAAGGTCGATGTTTCCGCGTTGGAATCAGATCCTATTTCTGGAACTGCTTGCAGTACGGTGGCTATTCAGTCTGTTTGGTTCTCGACTTTAGGAATGAGCGTCAAACTTCTTTGGGATGCCAGTACCGATGTGTTGGCCCTTCATCTACCTGCGGATTATTCAGACACGCTTGATATGAGCGAATTTACTGGTCTGAAGAACAATGCGGGATCTGGAGTTACCGGAGATATTATGCTCACAACCGTAGGTCATAGTTCTGGAGATGCCTATACGGTTGTTCTGAAAATGGTTAAGAACTATTAACGGGAGTTAGTTATGGCGCAACTTGAGATTTTTCAGAACGGGACTTCTTTGAGTCCCGATACGATGGGAGATCCTGTCTTCCAGATTGGGACTAAGAATTCCGATGGAAGCTATGAGCTTGTTGTTTCTGAGGGCATGACTGATGAGGAAGCCAAGGCTAAGTTGCTAGAACTACAGCCTGTCAAGGCCGCTCCTAAGAAAGAGCCAGTTCCTAAAAAGAAAGTTGCGGTCAAAAAAACGCCTGCCAAGAAGAAAGCGCCTGCCAAGAAGAAAGCGCCTGCCAAGAAGAAGGTTGTAGCCAAGAAGAAGGTGACCAAGAAGAAAGTATCTAAAAAGAAAAAGAAGAAACGCTAATGGTAATTAGTCGCGCTCAAACGGGAAAGCAAGTGCGTAACGGTCCTGGCAAAAGGAAGCCACGATGCACAATAACGCTACCTAAAGGCACTAAGGCGCGGAAACATAGAAATACTTCAAGATCAGCGCGTGGAAGAGGGAGATAAATGGCGACTAGCGGCACATACACGTTCAATCTTGACCTTAGCGATATTCTTGAGGAAGCCTATGAGCGTGCGGGTTTAGAGTTGCGTAGTGGTTACGACTATCGTACTGCAAGACGCAGCCTGGATCTTATGTTTCTTGAATGGCAGAACAAGGGGTTAAATCTCTGGAGCGTTCAAGAGGGCAGTCAAACACTTACTCCTGGCACTGGAAGGTACGCTTTGTCTGGTGACGAGTTGGATGTTATTGAGGCATTCTTACGGACTGATGACGGTGATACCTCAAAGCAGACTGACCTGACGATGAGCAGGATATCTATTAGTCAGTATTCACACCTGACTAATAAACTGACTCAGGGAAGGCCAATCCAATACTGGATCGAAAAAGATCCTGCTGCTATTTCTATTAACGTATGGCCTGTTCCTGATGATGCTGTTACCTACAAGGTGGGTTATTACTACATACAGCGAGTAGAAGACTCCGGCAGTCCTGCCTCTAATAATGTCGATATCCCCTCTAGGTTCATACCTTGTATGGCTGCTGGGCTGGCTTATTACATTAGCGTTAAGCGTCCAGAAGCCTCAGAGCGCGCGCCACTGCTCAAGCAAATCTATGATGAGCAATGGGAATTAGCGGCAGATGCCGACAGGGATAAATCTTCGTTCTACATGGTTCCTGGGGGGTATAGCCGATTATGAGCAGTTATGCCGCAGGCAAACGAGCTTTTGGGTTTTGTGATCGCACAGGATTCAGGTATCCGCTGAAAGATTTAGTGCCACAGATTGAAAATGGCAGGCCGAATGGCTTGCTCGTTGGTCGAGATGTAGTGGATGAAGACCAGCCGCAGTTGCAGCTTGGTCGTTTGAAAATGGATGATCCTCAAGCGTTACGAGATCCAAGGCCCGATACGGGAGAAGCAGAGAGCAGGAAGCTCTACGCATGGGATCCTGTCGGTGGGGGTAACTCTGCTTTAGGTAGTCGTACCGTGGGACTCGACATTACTGCGGTAGTTGGCAAAGTAACAGTGAGTACGGGCTAATGGCTTGGACATTCACAACGCTCAAAAGCGCAATGCAGGATTATTTGCAAAATACAGAGACAACTTTTGTCAATGATCTTGCGACGATTATTTCTCAAGCTGAGAACAGAATTCTAAAATCTGTCCAGTTACCTGATTTCAGAAAGAACACCACGGGCACGATGACCAGCGGTAACTCTTATCTGACTACACCTACTGATTTTATGGCACCTTACTCTCTAGCTCTCGATAACAGCGGTTACGAGTATTTGATTTTTAAGGATGTCAATTTTATCCGAGAGGCTTATCCGGTTTCGACAACGACAGCAACGCCAAAGTATTACGGTCTGTTTGACGATGCCAGCTTTATTCTCGGGCCAACACCTAATAGCAGTTATGCCGTTGAGCTTCATTATTTTTACAAGCCAACATCTATTACTACCTCGGCAGACGGCACAAGCTGGTTGGGGGATAACGCGGAAACCGTATTGCTTTATGGATGCCTTGTCGAAGGCTACACCTTTATGAAGGGTGAGCAGGACATGCTGGCGGTGTATCAAAAGCAATACGAGGATGCGATGACTAACCTGAAATCGCTTGGCGAGGGTTATAGCACGACAGATAATTACCGTAGTGGCGCGGTTAGGACGCAGAAAATCTGATGCTAGGCGTAAACGTATCTATAGAGCCGGGAATCTGCGAGGTTCATACTACGGAGTTTCGTGGTTTTACGCCGGAGGAGATTGCAGGCCGAGCTATCGGCAAGATTGTATCGGTAGCGGAGGGAGCAGATCCGGTTGTTCAGGAGCAGGCAGAAGCCTTCAAGGGTCGGATTTTTCATGTGATTGTTAACGCCTGCAATGACGCTATTCAGAGCGACAGAACGACGCTCTTAAATCTTTTGACACAACAAGGCCACGAAGACATGGCGGATATTTTGAGGAAATTCTGATGGCAATTACACAAGCGGTATGTACCAGTTTCAAGTCAGAGCTATTGCAAGGAATTCACAATTTCCACAATGGATCGGGCGGTGGCACGACTACGACTACAGGAACTGGTAACACATTCAAGATAGCACTCTATACATCAAGTGTTACTTTGGCAGCATCAACAACTGCGTATTCTGCAACTAATGAGGTTTCTGGAACGAACTACAGTGCGGGAGGAAATACGCTAACTAATGTCGATCCTTCCACTTCTGGAACGACAGCTCTGACAGACTTCGCGGATAGCACATGGAGTTCAGCCACGATAACCGCAAACGGTGCGTTGATTTATAACTCCAGCACTACCGGAGGTAGCGCGAATCGTGCAGTCGTTGTTCTCGCTTTTGGAGGTGACAAGACATCAACAGCAGGTGACTTTACGATCACCTTCCCGGCAGCAGATGCAAGTAACGCGATTATAAGAATCGCCTAAAGAGTGAGATGTGGCACAAAATGCAAAAGTCGCATGGCAAGGTTGGAACTCCAGCAATATCGCTTGGGGCGAAAGCACTTGGGGTGATGCAGAAGAGTCAATATCAGGCTCAACAGCTTCCGTTGGAACCGTTACTGTTTCAGCGAATGCCTGTATCTGTCCGGTCACTGGCAACTCAGTTACCGCAAGCACTAACTCGGTCACTGTTACTGGCGTTGCTTCTGTCAGCGTCACTGGTCCGGCTCTCACTTTATCACTTGGTAGCATTTCTCTCGAAACAAATAACACGATTAGTGTTACAAGCGATGCGTCCACAGCGTCTACTAACGATGTTACTGTGGTTGCCAAGGCAGGTGTTGATCTCACTGGCAATCAAGTTGAAGCATCTACAACAAGCGTTTTGGTCTGGGGTCTTGTTGACACAAGTCAGACGGCTAGTTGGTCTTCAATTTCTAATTCACAAACACCCAGTTGGAGTGCGGTGGATACCGATCAGACTCCTGACTGGGAAGAGGTAGCGTAAATGGCAACTTATGTAAATGATCTCCGCCTGAAAGAAATCGCAACTGGTGATGAATCAGGAACGTGGGGCACGAGCGTCAATACTCAGTACGAGCTTATTGGCGAAGCGATGGGCGCAGGGACAGAGGCAGTTGCAGATGCTTCTACCCACACGATCACAATGGCAGACGGAGCGACTGACGGTTTCAGATGTACATTTTTAAGACTAACCGGCGGTGGTCAGGCTTGCACAGTCACGCTTGCCCCTAATACGGTATCTCACACATGGATCATCAGGAACGCGACAAGTTACGCACTGACCTTCACTCAAGGATCAGGAGCGAATGTCATCATCGCGGCAGGTCAAGCAAAAATTGTTTCGACAGATGGGGCAGGATCTGGAGCGATTGTCTACGAGTGCTTGGAAGACCTTGAGTTAGGCGGAACGCTCACCGTTGGTATTGATGATACCGGACAGGACGTTAAGTTTTTCGGGGCGACATCAGGCAAGTATTGGTTGTGGGATGAATCAGCAGATGGGGTTGTTCAGCAAGGAACGCTTACTGTCGGCGTAGACGATACCGGATATGACGTAAAGCTCTTCGGGGCTACATCTGGAGCGTATCTACTCTGGGACGAATCTGCTGATGACTTGAAGCTAGTCGGTGCTGCTGGGTTTACTGTTGCTGG